AGACGGGGGGTACTACCGCCTAGTATTTATTAGGCGCTCTTCAGCGCTCACCCGATATTACATATCCAGCGCAACAGAAGCGTCCAACCAACGCTCCTGATACTCTTGATATGTTGGGAGTGGTCCTAGGTCCAGACTAAATAGTCTAGCACACTCCCTCAACTGCGTATCAAACACCTCAAATTCGCGCACACCGTGGAAGTACATCTCGGCATGCACAGATAGGAGAGCCTGCACTTCACGCTGTTTGGGCGTGATGATTTTCGAAGCCTTACCAACCAGAAGGGTCTTCCCGAAGGAAGCCCAGTCCAGCGGACAAAGGATCGCCCTCTCACCACGATACTCGAAATTTGCGCACACAAATTTCCGCTTGAGAAACGTAGCCTCATCAATCGAAATATAAGGAACACTCTCCCTACCTTTCTCAGCCATGGTGTACTTGATACCAGCTTCCGCCAATACCCTCTGTACCGCAGTATGATTGAACCAGGGGGCCTGATCTGAAACGCCGGCGACATTGTCATCGCCATACGTCATCAAGGCCACATGCTCTTTGAACTGCTTGACATCGCGTCTCGGATGTAAAAAGAAATACGCATATCGAAAGTACAACGAGTTGACTAAGCCGTTGATTATCACAGTCAGCGGGTGACCCGACGGATTCATCCCGACAAACTGCAACAAGGTACCATTGAAATCGACAAAAGCCTGCATGATGTCCTGTGCCGCTGCCCACATTCGCTGAATGCTGATCTCAGAGTAACCAAGACGTTGCGCGATCTGGACGAGGATCCAGAATGCCCACTGCAAGACCAAGCACTCCTGTCGCTTGTCGAACTTGCTATAATCTCCGGCTATGATACGTTCTTTCCCGAATTTTGTCAAATACCGGAAAAGATCGTTCCACTCCTTAGATTGGCATACCATCCCAGGTCCCGACTCAAACGCAAATTTGTGATTCTGTATCAAACGAATCAGCGGAAGATAGTATTGTCGCACAACGATCGTAAAGTGTAAGGGTGAAGCAGTGAAAATCCTCGAATCTCCATTCAAGGCTTTCTCTTCCGAGATCGGTTCGTCCTTGGCCTTAGCCACGAACATAGGAAGAGCAGTGACTCCACTATCGTAACAAGAGTAGATATGATCTA